AGATAGATGTATCTATTACGTTAGATAAAACTATAGAGCAAACATCTGCTATACCAAAATTAACAGATAAGCCAGTAGATCAACCAGTCGTACCAGTACAGAAAATAATAGAGAAACCAATTGATCAACCAGTCGTACCTGTACAGAAAATTGTAGATAAGCCAGTAGATCAACCAATAGTACCTGTACCAAAATTAACAGATAAGCCAGTAGATCAACCAGTCGTACCTGTACAGAAAATTGTAGATAAGCCAGTAGATCAACCAATAGTACCTGTACCAAAATTAACAGATAAGCCAGTAGATCAACCAATAGTACCTGTACCAAAATTAACAGATAAGCCAGTAGATCAACCAATAGTACCTACACAAAAGGTAGTAGAGAAAATTGTAGATCAACCAATAGTACCTGTACCAAAATTAACAGATAAGCCAGTAAATCAACCAGTCGTACCAGTACAGAAAATAATAGAGAAACCAATTGATCAACCAATAGTACCTGTACAGAAAATAATAGAGAAGCCAATAGACAATCTAGTTACTCCTACGACAAAAGTAGTAGAAAAAACGATAGAGAAATCAATCACACCGGTACCAAAGCTAGTAGATAAGCCAATAGAAAAACCAGTTAATCCTATTCCAAAATTAACAGATAAAACACCTGATCTTACGAACATTCAGAATGGTTTTGATAAAAACTCTTACAGAACGGCTGTAATTGATTTAGCTGATATTTTTAAAACAAAGGCACCTACAGCTATTCCAGATGTAAATGGTCTAATCAAATCACAACTAGAACAGCAACAAACGTCACAGCAAGATTTGATTACTAAACTAAGTACTGCAATTAATCCAACAGTAGCTCCTACTCCTAGAAATGACTCTACACAAGAAATGGTTGAAATGTTGGCAAATAAATTAGATACTGTTATTAATAAATTGGATACAGGTAACGACTTACAAGAAGATTTTAATAAGCAATCTATGATTTAACGCTAAATACTAGATAAAGTATCTTAATATGACCTACAAAAAACGCTTCTCAAACAAATCTGGCATTTCCAGTCCAATTTCAGGTTTTAATAATAATACCGGAGCTTGGAATGGCAATGCTGGTGTAAATGGTCCTACTGGGCAAGGAATGAACAGCCAAGATTTTGGTTACAAGAACTATCGTAGTCGTCTTCCGGAAGTATATACAGGTCATCCAAACCGTATTGAACGATATAATCAATATGAAATGATGGACGTAGATGCTGAGATTAATGCTTGCTTAGATATTATTTCAGAGTTTAGCACTCAAACAAATGAACATAATAAAACTCCCTTTGACTTAGATTTCAAAGATGAACCAACACAACACGAAGTTGAAATGCTTAAAACACAACTTCAACAATGGTGCAAACTCAATGAGTTTGACACTAGAACATTCAAAATCTTCCGTAATACTATTAAGTTTGGTGATCAAGTATTTGTACGTGACCCGGAAAACTTTAAGTTATATTGGATAGATATGACTAAGATTATTAAAGTTATTGTCAACGAAAGTGAAGGTAAAAAGCCTGAACAATATGTTATAAAAGACATTAACATTAACTTACAGAACTTAACTGTAGCACAAAAAACAAATACAGACTTTGCCGCTAATCCGGCAACTGGATTAGGTGGTTCTGGTGGAGGTGGTAGTGGTGGCGGATATACTGTTCCAAGTATGCCATATAACACATCCGGAAGTCGTTTTACTTTAGGGCAAAGTGAATCAGCTATTGATGCCAAACACATTGTTCATTTAAGCTTAACCGAAGGGTTAGACCGCTTTTGGCCTTTTGGTCAATCTATCTTAGAAAATATTTTCAAAGTTTATAAGCAAAAAGAATTATTAGAAGATGCGGTATTAATCTATCGTGTACAACGTGCTCCAGAACGTAGAATGTTTAAAATTGACGTTGGTAATATGCCAAGTCACTTAGCTATGGCCTTTGTTGAGCGTATTAAGAATGAGATTCACCAAAGACGTATTCCAAGTACACATGGTGGTGGTAGTGTAGTTGATGCATCTTATAATCCATTAAGTATGAATGAAGATTACTTCTTCCCAGTTACTGCTGACGGAAGAGGATCAAGTGTTGAGGTGTTGCCCGGTGGACAGAATTTGGGTGAGATTGATGACTTGCGTTACTTTAACAACAGATTAGCACGTGGTTTACGTGTGCCAAGTAGCTATCTTCCAACTGGACCAGATGATAATCCTACTCCAATGAGTGATGGTCGAGTTGGTACAGCTATGATACAAGAGTTTCGTTTCAATCAATATTGTGAACGACTACAAAAGTATATTAGCCAAAAGCTAGATGAAGAATTTAAGTTATTCTTACGTTGGAGAGGTTTGAATATTGATAGTGGTTTATTTCAATTGCAATTTAATCCACCACAAAACTTTGCCGCTTATCGCCAAAGTGAATTAGATACTGCACGTATTGGTTCATTTACTGCAATTGAACAGTATCCATATATATCTAAACGTTTTGCTATGGAACGATTCTTGGGCTTAACTGAAGAAGAAATTAGTAAGAACGAAAAAATGTGGCGTGAAGAAAATGATAAAGAGATTGAGATTGAGCCACAAGGTAGTGATTTGCGTAGTATTGGTGTATCAGTGGGTGATATTGAAGCTGATGCACAAACTGGCGAAGATATGAATGCCCCTGAGCCAGAATCTGGTTTAGATGATATGGAAGTAGCCGGACCGGTTGGACAAGCAGGCGGTATGGCAGGTAATGTACCGGGTGGTGCTCCTGGACAGATTTAAGATAAATAAACATATGAAATTATTTGAGATGTTTGACGCCGCTATTCCTGGTTACCAAGATGTTGAGTCTGATAACAGCAAACCAAAATGGAGAGAAAGCCGTAAAACTAAATTAACATTACGTCAGATACGCAAATTACGTAAGATGAATGATGTTAGAAATTATGAAAAAGCAAACTCTTTAAAGAAAATTCATGCACAATATGCTCAGCCTAATCCTGAGCAACCTCAAGTATAAGTTAAAAACTTTATACTAAATCTCCCAAATTTAACAAAAACGTAAAAAAACAGCACTTATTGTGCTGTTTTCCTGACTACGCACTAAATAATTCTACAAAGCCATTTACTTAGGAGAACATTCAATGGATAATAAAAAATTTGAACAACTTATTGATTTGATTATCAATGAGAACGAAGAACAAGCTAAAGCATTGTTTCATGATATCGTGGTTGAAAAGTCACGTGAAATTTATGAAACAATGATGGATGAAGAGCAAATGATGAATCAACCATCTGGTCAAGTACAAGATTTACTAGACGAGATTGGTAGTGAAGAAGAAGGATTGTCTGAAGAGGATGATGAATCCGATATTGAATTTGACGATGAAGCTGAAGAAGACGGTGAAGACTTTACACACGACTTAGAAGCTGACCACGACGAAGAAGGTGGCGAAGAAGGTTTAGAAGACCGTGTTGTTGACCTAGAAGACAAATTAGACCAATTAATGGCTGAGTTTGAAGATATCATGGGTGGTGATGCTGATGCAGATATGGAAGCTGATGCAGATGAATTTGCAGCCGACGAAGAAGGTGCAGAAGATGCATTTGGTGATGAAGAAGCCATGATGGAAGCTATCACATTGAAGAAAGTTGCTGTAACACACGGTGACAATGGTGTTCAAACAAAGAGCCCAGGTTTATCAAACAGTGGTCAAGCTGGAATGGATAGCAAGCCAGTTAAGTTCAGTGGTCAATCTGAAGCAGTTCCAACAGGACCAAAAGGACCTAGCAATGCTTATTCTAAAGGTGAGACAAGTGTAAAGGGTTCAGGATCATTTAAGAATGCTCCAGCTCAAAATAACTTTAGTGAAAAGGGTGAATCTACACCTAAACCAGTCACTAAAGACGAAGCAGGTAAAGTTCGTAGTCCAGTAGCAGAGTCACGTAGAACTACTGCTAAAAGACGCATTTAAGGAATCTGAGAGCAATGGCTTTGTATCTCAAGGAGCATCTGACATTTGACCGAGCCGGTATGGTTGTTGAATCTGTCAGTGAAGGCGACAAGAAGAACCTTTATATGAAAGGGATCTTCATTCAGGGCGGGGTAAAGAACGCAAATGAGCGTGTTTACCCCGTGTCTGAAATTGAGTCTGCTGTTCAAACTCTAAATGAGCAAATTACAAGTGGTTACTCTGTATTGGGTGAAGTAGATCACCCAGATGACTTAAAGATTAACTTAGACCGTGTATCACATATGATTACTAGTATGTGGATGGATGGTGCTAATGGTTTCGGAAAGTTAAAGATTTTACCAACTCCAATGGGTGAATTAGTTAAGACTATGTTGGAGAGTGGTGTGAAACTCGGCGTTTCAAGTCGTGGTAGCGGTAACGTGAATGACATGGACGGCAAAGTGAGTGACTTTGAAATAGTCACTGTGGATATTGTCGCACAACCTAGTGCA